TAGTGCAATTTTACCATTAGTTGATGCGACACAATATACAGTAGTAAGATACGATGATAATAGAATTACAGTAAAAGGATCAGGTGGTGGAGCAGCAACAACAATAACAAATGATACAGCAGGATCAAATTCTAATGCTTCAAATCAAGCATTTTTTCTTGATATAGAAACTGCGGCAGGATTTGCTCCAGTGGGTGCTACAATTACACAAATTGAATATAGAGGTGATTTTAGTTGGGTCGGTGAATATGTTGTCTTAACTATTGGTTCAACTAATTACAATATTGGTCAAAGTGGTGGTGCAGATACAGGAACATTTAGAACAGATAGTACATGGCAAAGTTTAACCATTGATTCTTTATTAGGAACTCAAGGCGGTAAAATAGGACTTGCAATATCATGTTCTCCTACTGCGGCAATCAATTTTTCTCCAGGCGGAATGCCAAATGGTTGGTGGTGGCAGTTTAGATTTACAATTGATGTTGCTGCACCAGGAACACAAATATTTACATCAGCAGGTACACAAGATCATACATTTGATGTTATTAATCTTATAGGTGCATATGATGGTGTTTTTGATATGGAATCAGTACCAACTCCACAAACATTTACAATGAAAGGAAGTTTTCAAATTCCATTCAGAGATTATCCTGTTACATCTGCGATAATTGATAATGCAACAGATATTATTACATTTGCTGATCCTCATAATTTGATTACTGGTGAAGAAGTTACTTATGATTCACAGTTGAATACAAGTATTCTTCCAGCTGGATCTAATAATACTGTTTTTGCAATTCCCACAGGAAACAATACAGTAAAATTAGCAACAAGTACTGCGGACGCAGAAGCAGGAAATCCAATTAATATAACAGGACAAACTGGTAATCATCTTTTAAGATCTACAAACGTAATTAAATCAGTTAGAGGTACAGGTAATGTTAATATAACAAATAATAGCATTATCATTAGAGGTACAGGTGATACAAGTTTCTTAACAAACTTCAAAAGATATGATCCCATTTACATAAACACAGGAACAAAAGTTGAAAAATATTTAGTAAATCAAATTACAACTGCTAATACTATGACATTGTTTGATCCTGTTGCGGATCTTGCGACATCTACAATAAATGAAACTGATTATTATTATATTTCTCAGTTAGCTTTAAGACCAGATGGTTTTGTTTTACATAAACCATTTGATGGTGGTGTTGATATGACCGCGGGAACAAGTCCTAATAGTAAAATAACAAGACAAACTCGTAAGTATTTTAGATATCAATCTGGTAAAGGTATACAAACATCAGTTGCTATCAATTTTAATCCACCAAGAATTGTTTCTGAATTAATTAAAGCGACTGGTGCTACGGCGACAGTTAAGACACAAGAACAGCATAACTTAGCAGTTGGAGATACTATACTTATTAATGATGCGGTTGTTGATTCTGGATTTAATTATTATAATGGAACACATGCTGTTGCGACAGTCCCTGATCCATTTTCTTTTACATACACAATGGCTGGTGAACCTGGAAACGTAAAAGCACAAGGGTTTCCAACTTATGTAAGAGATTCATGGACAGATGCTTTTGTGAGAACAGGAATGTTTGATGATCAGAATGGTTTTTTCTGGGAATTTGATGGACAAAAACTATATGCGGTTAGAAGAAGTAGTACAAAGCAATTGGCAGGAACAGTTAATGTTATAACTAATAGTCAAGTTGTCACAGGACAAAATTGTAGTTTTACTACTCAAGTTAATGCAAATGATAATTTAGTAATTAGAGGACAAACATATAGAGTTGTTCAAGTTAGTTCTGATCAGAAGATGATTGTTCAACCAGCTTATAGAGGTATTACTGCGAATGCGGTTAAAGCAACTTTAACTGAAGATGTTAGAACTCCACAAGAAGAATGGAGTCTTGATCAAGCTGATGGTAATGGATTTTCTGGATTTCTTTTAAATACTAAGAAAATTCAAATGGCTTACATTGATTACTCTTGGTATGGTGCGGGTAAAATTAGATATGGTTTTAAAGATAATAAAGGTCATATTAGATATCTACATGAATACATTCATAATAATAAATTGGATGAGAGTTATTTTAGAAGTGGTAACTTACCAGCAAGATATGAAATTGAAAATGGAACTAATGCAACTACGGCACCAACATTGTTTCACTTTGGTACTTCTGTAATAATGGATGGAAGATTTGATGATGATAAAGCATATCAATTTACTGGACAAAGTAAACCTTTCGCATTTACTCAAGGACAATCAAGAAGCATTTCTTCAACAGCAGTATCTGAATTTGAACAAATAACACTTGATGGTTCTAGAGTTTATGTTTATTCATTTCAATGTAGTGCTAGTGATGCGACAGCAACTACTGTTGGTCAAGCAGTATCTCATCAAGATTTAGTTGCGGGAACATATGTTTCACAAGTAAAAGTGGATGGTGCATCTAGTAAAATATATTTAAGTTATCCATCAACATCAACTGATCCAACTGGTGGTGGTGTTTATGATTCTATTGCGTCAGGACAAGTCTTTGTATTGGGTGAATCTAATTCTGGAAAGAACTTACCAGTTGACTTAACACGTCCATTACCATTGGTTAGTATAAGACTTGCACCTAGTGTTGATAGTAGTTTGACAGGTAAACTAGGTGAAAGAGAAGTTGTTAATAGGATGCAGTTAAAACTAATGACTTGTAGTTTAACAGTTAATCAAGATGCTGAATTATTTTTAATTCAAAATCCATTACCAAGTGAATTAACTTTTATTAAAGCACAGAATCCTAGTTTGAGTGAAATTATTAAACATAGTTCTGGTGATACATTATTAAATGGAACAACTATATACAGTACAAAACAAAGTACTGGATCTGCTTCAATTGACATTTCCTCATTGTTGGAAATGGGTAATAGTATTCTTGGTGGTGATGGAATTTTCCCAGCTGGCCCAGACTTATTAACATTAGCGGTCCAGCCTCAAGATACTTCTGGTGTTTCTGAATCAGCACCATTCTTTGCGGCAGGTAAGATTAGTTGGTCTGAATCACAAGCATAGGGTTGTATGAAAAGTTTCAAATCTTTATTTCTTTCTGAAGATCTGTTAGATGAATCAGTTGGTCCTTGGAGACCTGAGGACCAAGTTGGAAAAAATGCTCATGCGTTCCATCGTGCCCAATGGGATCATCACATGGATCAAAAAACTCAAGGAAAGCATAAAGGATTTAAACAATTACAAAAGGGTGTAGTATTTCAAAGTAATAGTGGTACTTGGGTTGGCCAGAGAAATGGTGTAAAACAAAAAGAATATTTTCCTTCTAGGCAACAAGCAGAGCATTGGGTTAATGGAACAATGCCAAATAAAGGTGGTATTTCTTTTCTTTCTAGAGATAAAAAATTTCACAATGATAGTTCTGCGTCATATGACCATGGAGAAAAAGAAATTCCTGGTAAGTTTCAACATGCTCCTTCAAAGATGCCAAGTGAAAAACCCAAAAAAGTTTCTAAACCAAAACCTAAAGTAGAGAAACCAAAACAAACAGATCATGAATTAGCACAAAAAGCATTAGAAAAATCTGAACCTGAACAACAACCAGAAAAAGAAACAACAAAACCTTTACAAAGAAATACTCCTGATGATCCACATTATCAAGAATTAAAAGAAAGGGATACTGCAAAAGTTGCAGAGTCTCTATCTATGACAAGAGATCAAGCTCAAGATAGAGCAATGGAAGCAGCAGAGCGAGGTATTGGTGCAGGAAACCCAGTATCGCAAGCTGGTGAATGTATGACAGTAAGAACAGTTCAAAGAATGCTTGAAGGTGGAAATGAAAATGATATTAGAGCAGAACTACAAAATATTGTAAATCAACCTGACCATGTTTTAAATAGTAAATCCGGAAAAGAGTGGGTTGATGCGGGTATGGCATGTGCACATAATATAATTGACACACATGGATTAGAAAATATTCAAGATGTTGCATGGGATACGGATGAAGGAAATCTTTTGATGGGAACATCAGGACATGGAACAGCCGCTGATATGTTTGTTAAATTAGCAGACGGCACAAGAGTTGGTGTTAGTTTAAAAAAGGATGGTGCTATTAGAATTCATAATGGTGGATATGATAAAGTCTCAAGAAAAATTGCACAAGGTATGAGGGATCGTGGTGTTGATGAGCAAACAGTTAAGAAATTTGAAGAAGCAACTAATACCAATAATTACTGGAAAGATATTAATGAAGCTTTGAGTCCTGAAAAATTAAAACAATTTCAAAAAGATACACAGTCTGTTATTAATAAAATAGTTGATAGACCTTACAGTTTATATGCGGATGAAGTTTTAGGTGATGCGGCAGATAAAAGTAAATACACTGATATTATGGTAGATGATGAAAATGGTGTACCAAAATTTTTATCAAATATTCAAAGAGATCTTGGACCCGAAGGTAGAGCAGAATTTAAATCAAAGATGGAAAAGTATCATCAAGGATTGTTGAAAAAGGCACCAAGAGAAGGACCAGATGAAAATTCATTAAAAGTTTTATCAAAGATTGCTGCATATCAAGGTATGGATTTATATTCTACTTTGAGAGATGCAGATGTAAAGCATTTTAATAGATTTATCACAACAATGAAAGGTGATTCTGGTTTGGAAAGTGCCATGAAAGATGAAATTTTACATGGTATGGAATTAGATCAAATATTAGGAATAGAAAAAAATCCAGCATTAGATAAGTTATCTGTTGTTTATGGAGTTCCACCAAGAGGTGCTGAATTGAATGAGCAATCATTAATGAATATGTTAGGCAATGATACTCAAGATTTGTTAGAAGGTGTTCATGAACAATTTAGAACACACACAGATGACAAAAAGAAAAGTCTCGCTAAAGAGGCTTTAATGAAAAACATAAAAGATAAAATAGAAGTAGATTATGCAACTGGTGCTAAAGATGGTACAATTAAGTTTATTAAAGATTTAGGTAATGGACAAAAAACAGAATTTCCAATCTTTACTATGGGAGTGAGAACAAAAGGTATTGGTGTTTCACCAGGTTTTGAAATGGTCCAAACACAATTCATGGGAAATGCATTAGAACATGGATTTGATATTGATCAATGGCCTGAGAAAGCAAGAAAAAAATGGTGGAATAATGAAATGACAAGAGCAAGAAAACAATTGAAAGATCTAGATGAAACAGATAAACAAACTTCACAGAGAGGTAAATCAGTTTCAGAGTACATGAAGTTTTTAACTGATAGAGTTCATAACTTAAAAGAATCATATAAATCCATAGCACATAGTATTCATGAAATCTTTCAGCGATCATTTAATTAAAGAAGCAAAAGAAGGAAAGAATCTTCATCTTGAACATATAGAAGATGAGGTTTTGAATGGTGGAGTAGTAGGTACTAGAGGTGCCATTAACTTTCTTCAATCACTTAGAGATATGCTAGCTGGTAGTTCTGCTACTAATACTTTTATAACTACTAAGTGGGATGGTGCCCCAGCAGTTTTTGCAGGAATTAATCCAGAAAATAATAAATTTTTTGTTGGTTCTAAAAGTATTTTTAATAAAACACCAAAGATAAACTACACACCACAGGATATAGATAATAATCACCCACCAGGACTTGGTGAAAAATTAAAAGTTGCATTGCAACATTTACCAAAATTAGGAATAAAAGGAATACTCCAAGGTGACATGATGTTTGCTAAAGAAGATTTAGCAATGAAAACAATAGATGGGGAACAATATGTTACTTTTCAACCAAACACTATTGTTTATGCAGTACCATTAAAAACTCAATTGGCAAGAGAAATACTAAATTCTAAAATGGGAATAGTATTTCATACAATGTATACTGGTACAAAAATGGAGGATATGAAATCTTCTTTCAATATAAATATTAGTAGTTTAAACAAAACAAGGGATGTATGGTTCAGAGATGCTAAGTTTACTGATGCATCTGGAACAGCAACATTCACTAAACGTGATACAGATAGTATCACAAGAATACTTTCTCTTGTAGGGAGAACTTTTCAAACAATAAGTGCGAATACATTAAATACAATAGCGGAGCAATCTGACATCAATCTGATTATTAAAACTTTTAATAATAGTAAGATACGAGTAGGACAGACAATAGGTAATCCAAAGAGACATATAGATGAGTTGATTAAATATATAGAGACTAAGTTTGATAAGGAAATTGATAAATTAAAAACAGATAAATCTAAGAGTATACGAAGACAGAAAAAAGTAGAGTTTTTAAAGTTCTTCCTACAAAATAAAGGTGATCTCACAAAGATCTTTAGTTTAATGAATATGTTGATAGATGCTAAAATGATGTTAGTATCTAAGTTAGAAAAAATGGAACAATTAACACAGACTTTTGTTCGTGATGGAGCGGGATACAAAGTTACAGCCCCAGAAGGATTTGTAGCAGTAGACAAAATAAAAGGTGGGGCAGTGAAGTTAGTCGATAGGTTAGAGTTCTCAAGAAATAATTTTAATGTAGAGTTAAAGAACTGGAGCTAAAAAATGCAAGATTTAGTAAAAACGGCATACGGAGTTATGGTAAATGAAGACGAGGCAATGTCTCCTAAGTTGAGACAACTTGTTCTCGCAGGACTAATAAAAGAAAAGAAAGATTTACCTTATTTCAAATCTGCTATGAAGAAGGTAAAAGGTGGAGCAATGACAACCGTTCAAGAAAGACAAGTATTGATTAGTGTATTGACACAATTCTTGGACATGATTGACGAAGCTCCTGAATTTTTTAATTTGATGAGACGTGAACTTGCAAAACCAAAAAAAGAAGAAGTTGATTTGGAAGAAAAAGCAGACCATGATAAAGATGGTGATGTTGATTCTGATGATTGGAAGATAGCAAGAGATAAAGCGATCAAAAAAAGAATGAAAAAAGAAGATTATGCTAATGCTAAAATTAAAAAAGATGAAGGGCATAAGGGTGATAAAAAGGGTGCTGATAAAATGCAACATTTGAAGAAACTCAAAGAAGATCCAGAAGTGGAAAAGGCCCATGAAGAAGCTTTGATAGAAAATGCTTTAAGAGATAAATCTGATAAAGATTATGGATTTACTGGATTTAAATCTTTTACAAATAGAAATATGAAATAGGAGAAAAATAATGTCAAGAAATGAAATGAAAGATTGGATAGTAATGATGTTAGCAGGTGGTACTATTGTATTATTGTTTGTCATTACTTTAGGAGATTTTTATAACGCAATCCAAACAAACAGGCCTCCAGACAAAGATGTTATTAATCTATTGTCTATGGCAATTACTGGTATAGTTGGTATTATTGCTGGTTTTATTTCTGGTAAAAATGCTGCTGATCAAGCTAAACAAGCGGCAGAACAAGGGAAAGTATAAGTATAATGAAAACTTTTTTAGAGTCCTTACCACCCCATCTTGCTAAACACTTTGATAAAAAAGGTGATGCTATAAAAGGTGAATGGAAAGATGGTAAGTGGAAGGCTCTTAAAAAGAAACCAGATTTTAAAGTTACAGATGTAACTCCAAAAGGTTATGGACCAACTGATGAAGAATCTAATATAGAAAGATTAAGAAAACAGTTGGCAATTCATAAGTTTAAAAAGTCTGGTGGTAAGATAGAAAAACAACCAGAAGGAGACGCTTACAACGCCATGAAGTGGAGAGGTAAAACTCATTCCACTCGTGATGAAGATGATGAAAATGAAAGAGCCAGAAGTGTTATGGCTTATCGAAAAAAGTTACGTGATAAGAAAAAGGCAAAAGGAAAATGAAGACATACAAAAATTTGATTCGTGAATCAAAAAGTAAAACAGCAGTGATGGTATTTGGTAGATTTAATCCACCAACCATCGGTCACGGTAAATTACTTGAATCAGCTGGTAATACTGCTAGAAGATTTAAAGCTGATTTGTTTGTTTATGGAAGTCAATCTCAAGATCCAAAAAAGAATCCTTTGTCTAATAAACAAAAGATGGGATACATGAGAGAGATGTTTCCTTCATTTAAAAATTCTATACAAGCTGATCCAAATATAAGATCTGCAATTGATGCGGCAGTTAAATTAAATGAGTATGATCAATTAGTTATGGTTGTTGGTAGTGATAGAGTTGCTGACTTTAAAAAACTTTTAGAACAATATAATGGTAAACAAGCTAAACATGGTATCTATGAATTTGATACAATTAGAATTGTGAGTGCGGGCGAAAGAGATCCAGATGCAGAAGGTGTTACAGGAATGTCTGCATCTAAAATGAGAAAGGCGGCAGCAGAAAGAGATATTGAATCTTTTAGAAAAGGTGTTCCTTCTGGAATGGCTGAACAATCTATGACCAGAATGATGAAAGCGGTTAGAAAAGGATTGAATTTAAAAGAAGCAATTTTTGACAAAGAATGGCCAACTAGACCAGATAAAATTACATTAGAAGTACCAGAAAAAGATTTAGAATATAATTACATGGGATATGAAACAGAATACTTTTCTCATATGCCCATAGTTGAAGAAACTTTTTCTGAACTTAGAAGTCTTTCATTATCAAAAACTAAACACAATAGAACCATAGTTGAAGCAATGAAAGAGACAGATAACTTAATTGAAAAAATGTGTTTGTTTGAATTGGGTCATACAGGTTTAGAAAATAAAATAGAATCATCTGTAAAAAAGATAGATAAACTTTTTGAAAGTATTGAAAAAGATTTTGGTGCATCAAAGGGTGATCTTTTTTATAGACCATTTTTATATCAAATATTAGAATCAATTACTTGGGGTCCACATCCCGGCAAAATGGATACATCAGATACACAAGAGAATGGAAGATTTGGACAAAATGTAAAATCCATGGGACCTGTTGAGTGGGGAACACCTGAGATGGTTGAGAGATATGCAGATTCTACTCCTGGGCAAGATTCTGAAAAAATATTATATGATACATATAAGTATAAAATGCAAAGAGATGTTACTGGTGAAGCAGACAACTATGGTACAGTTGAACTTGCACAAGAAGAAGGTCCAGTAGCAAAAGTTAAAAAAGAATACGCAAGAAAATATAAAGATTTGATTTCAAATAGAAAGAAAGATGTTGGTAGTGCAAGGGTTGATCATGCAAGTAAAAATTTGAAATCAGCACAAAATTATTCTTCAGGAAGTAAAAGATGAAATTACAAGAATCAATTTTACAAATCATTGACGTTGGTGGTACAGACATTAGTGGAAATGCTAAACCACAAGCAACAAAGATAACTGGTGGACCACATTGGTTACAACATGAAATAACAGAAGATGTTGAAGAAACAATGGAAACATCTGTAAAAGGTGCATTAGAACAAATTGCTAAAGGTAAAACTTATGATGAGTGGGCAAAAACTACTAAGATGAGTGCTGAAGTAAAAGCTGAAGTAAGAAAAAGATTAGATGAAATGGGCGATGAAGAAGAAGGAGATGAAGAAGAATCTCATGGTGCCCATCATCAAAAAGATCATATAACAAAAGCAGTGTTCGATTCTTTACCACCTGAAGAACAAGAAAAACAACAAGACAGTTTAAGAAATGCAATGAAGTCACATGGTTTGGGTGATGATGAAGAAGAACAACAACCAGAAGGTGAAGAACAACCTCAAGAAGAACCACCACCCGCACCACAACAAACAAATGGTAATGGTTTGGACTATGAAATAGAAGATGAAAAGAAAGAGAAGAAAGAACCAAAAGTAAAACTTTCAAATAAAAAGGAAAAGGTGACTATCAATCCGAAAATGGAATCAAAGGAAATGAAAAGAAAGTCTTTAATCAATGAATTAAGACAGAAACATTTACAAGAAAAAGCTCCACCAGGGAGAGAAGATCAAGTCAAAGCTTTGAAAAGTAAAGTAGGAAAAGATAGTGCTTATGCTATTGCTTGGGCACAACACAATAAACATGGTAAACCAAGCAAAGAAGAAGAAGTTGTTTCTAAAGAAGTTAGAAAAGTTGACTTTGTTGATGGTATTACAGAAGAATTAACAAATAAAGATGGTCATACTTTTGTTATTAGTGATAGAGGTATTAAAGGTAAAAGTCAAGATAAAGTAAGAATGCATGTCCAAGATAAGAGTGGTAAGAAGATTAAAGATTGGGGATCTCATGTTTCATTAGACCAAGCTAGAAAGTTTGCTAAGTCCAGAGGATTTAATGAAATGTCTGGTGATATGGCATATCGTGCAATGGATAAAGCTGAGAAAAAAAGCAGGGGTGAAATGTCAGTTAATGATCCTGAAAAAGCTAAAAGAAAAGCAAAACAAGCACAAAAATTTGCTGACTATTCTATAAAGAAAACACTTAATAAAGAAGATAAAGATCCTTGTTGGAAAGGTTATAAACAAGTAGGAATGAAAAAGAAAAATGGTAAAAAAGTTCCTAATTGTGTTCCAGAAGAACAAGTAAATGAAAAGTATGATGAAATGAAAAATGTAGTTCAATCAAGAATGTCACCATTGGAAATAGTAAAGGCATTGAAAGATAAGGTTGACTCTGTAGATCCTTCAGAAATGAGAGGAAGTTCTTGGTCAGACTATGAACAAGGTCTTCAAGAGTTGGAGAAGATGGTACAACCAGGAAGAAATGCATTAATGTATAGAATAAGAGATTTAGATACAGGAGACTCGGGGGAGATTGAGAATTTTGTATTTGTAATGGTAGATAAAATACCTAAATATAAGGAAATGGGCTATCAGGTAGTAGCTGATTAATTTATAAAGGAGACAAAATGGCTGAATCAGGAAAGAAAACTGAATCAAAAAAACCAGAAGCGCCAAAAGCGAAACCTGCTCCACCACCTCCTGCACCAAAAAAGGATGATGGAAAGTGGAAAGAGTTGGGATTTAGATCTCAGGCGGCTTATCAAAAATTTTTAGACAAAGGTTTATAAGGAGTACATATGGCTTTATGGGGAGCAGACGATAGCGCGGGTAGCAAACCAAAATGGTTAACCGCATCAGAAAAAACAGGTTGTTTAGGTGCCGATGCAACAGAAACGGCGGCATCAAGTAAAGTAAATCATCAAGGCTGGACAGTTGCTGCCGGTGGTAATGGTAATGCAAATGCAATGAGAGAAACATTGGTTTGTGTTAATATGACATCTGACGTCGGCGCTGGTGACGATTCTGATCTTGGTGCATAATTTTTTAATTTAGGAGATTTTAAATAATGGCTGATAAAAAAATAACAGACTTGAATGCAGCAACTGCTGCAAGTATTGATGATTTAGTAATGATCGTCAATGATCCTACTGGTAATTCTCCTGCTAACCAAAAGATTACTGTTCAAAACTTCTTTAAACTTCCTACTGGAACTACAGCTGAAGTTGGAGCTTGGACTAATCTAGCGGCAGGACAATTAGCTTGGATTAGTGATGGAAACGCTGGTGCAGCAACACTCGGTGTTTATGATGGAGCGGCATGGAAAGTTGTAACAATGGGAGCTACTGCGTCCGCAAGTTAATATTATATTATTTTTATTTGAAAGGTTATTATGAGTGTTGACAGTAAAGATTTGGCAATGGATGATGTATTTAAAAAGCGTGAAGAGTTGGTGAATACTAATAAAGTATTAGGAGAAAAATTCACCAACCTTCAACAAGAGTTAGTGAATACTGAAAAACAAATTCACATGGTTAATGGTGCACTTAATGTAATTGATCTATTAATCAATGATAATAAAGATGAGGAATGAGATTTGATAATCTCGAAGAAGATAATATAAATCTTTATTGCATGAAACATTATGACAATCCTCAATGTAATACTGAAGTTGAGTATTATGAGGACTTGAAAAAAATTACTTATATTAAGAGACTTTTTAATCATTATAGATTGACAGGTGAATTAAAAACTAGATTAATCTTAAATCATTTTATAGTTTTTACTAATGTTTTTCCAGTTGAGCATGCAGTTAGAATATTATTTTTTAAAATGAATTCTGAATATTATTCAATACTGAAAGGATTCTTAGTATACTTGTTTATGATGCCAAAGGTTGTGAAAGGTATAAGAGGAGAAAACATAATTTCATCTGATATTTTTATCGATGAAAATGTTATAGAACAATTAAGGAATCTAAAATGAGTATCGTAGGATCAGGTGTAGATTATTATCTAGCATATCAATTTATTAAAAAATTATCCACACCATTCAAAGATACTGATGCTTACAAGTTAGGTATCATTGATGATAAGGGTAAGGTATTGAAGAAAAGAAGTCAACTGACTTCTAAAGAAAAAGAATCATACAAACTAATGGACACATTAGTTTTTAATTTAAAAAAATTTTTAGCAAAAGTTCCTGGTGGACAATCCAAGATAGGAACTCTTACTGCCGCATTGTTTCTACTAAAGGAAGATATTCTTAGACATTCTTCTCTTAATCAATTAGAAGAACAATATAAAGAATTTGTGAACTCTCAAAAATGTTATGATCTTTTAAAAGAATATCAAGAACCAATAAATAATTTTTTAAAAGAATCTGGACCTGGTACAGTAGCAACAGGTCAAGCGGGGTTAGGTTCAAATCCCCCTGGTCCAAAGAAGTTTGCAGGAGCAAGAGTATTTAAAGTTCCTACATCTACTTTTTTAAAAGCAAGAATGGGTAAGAAAAAATATGAACCATATCGAAAAATATTGGGTGAAATTGATAATGGCGAAGAAATAAGACAATACGGAAGAAAGTATTATAAAGAACCAATTATCTTAGAAGATGAAACTACAGGTGCTATGTGTTATTTGAGATATGGTAAGAAAGGATAAAAATGTTACCTCTATTAGTACCTATGTTGACAAATGTTATTGGTGGTCTTGTTGCGGAAACTGCAACTGATCTTGCCAAAGAGCATGTTACTGACATGATTGAAAAAGTAATTCCACCTGAAGCAATGCAAATAGTGGATAAATTAGTTGAAGCAGATCCTAGTCAACCATGTTCTGGTATGGTTGATTTAATTTCAAGAATGGCTGATCCTGATGATTTAGATGTTCCTGTTCCACCAATGCCAAGTGCTGATCAAATGTTGGGATGGTCTGAATCAATGGCTCCAGCGGCAGGACAAATAGTAGGAACTGCTATGGTGTCAGCGGCAGCGGCCATGAACACGTCAACATCAAATGAATTACATTTAACAATTAGACATGATAGTGAAACTGGTGCGTGGTCTTTTGAAGAACATGCCCATCCTCACTCATAAGGGAGATAGTTATGGCAGGTATTCAAGAAACAAAAGAAGTACTTAAATTTATTTTTTCATTGTCGGAAGCAGTGAATAAATCCATGGAGGATGATGACTTTAGTTGGTCTGATGCGAGATATTTTCTTGAACCACTAAAGGCATTGAAGCCCGCATTAAATGATATAGATCAAGTTATTCCAGAAGTAATGGATTTGGACGAATCTGAATTAGATGAATTAGTTGCTTATGCAAAAGAAGAATTTGATTTGGATGATGATGCGGCAGAAGAAAAAGTAGAACGTGTTGTTGATTGCGGTGTAGAACTACTTAAACTTTTCACAGAGTTAAAAAAGCCAGAATAAATAACTTGACAATTTCCTCTTTGGGGTGTATACTTACAGTGTAACTTTTCAAAGAGGAAATATATGAGTTTATTCACTGATCAAAAGTATCTTAATATTCTATCTTCACAACTACCTCTCTTTAAAAAGAAGGGAGATCATTTGTGGAACTTTCGTTGTCCCATCTGCGGTGACTCACGCAAAAACAAAACAAAAACTAGAGGGTATGTTTACAGAAAACAAAACAATCTATTTTTTAAGTGTCACAACTGCGGGGATGGAAGATCTGTATCCAACTTAATTAAATTTTTAGATACAGATTTACATAAGCAATATGTTCTAGAAGTATACAAAGATTCACAAAATAGATTTACACAACCAAAAGAAAAACCTCAATATAATTTTAGAAGACCCACTTTTAAGAAAAAGAAACAAGTAAAGTTACCTACCATAAAATCATTATCAGATGATCATTACGCTAAATCATATCTAGTTAAAAGAAAGATACCAGATAAGTTTCTTAGTTTAATTTATTATGCGGAAGACTTTTCTTCTTGGGTCAAACAATATGATGAAGAATATAAAGGTGACTCTGATCCAAGAATATTAATTCCATTTTTTGATAAACATGGAAACTTAATTGCTGCTCAAGGTAGAGCTCTTAATAATACTAAATTAAGATATATCACTATAAAAATTGAGAAGGATGCACAGAAATTATATGGACTTGATAGAGCAAATTTAAATAAAAAAGTTTATGTGGTTGAAGGTCCAATAGATTCTATGTTCTTGGATAATTGCGTTGCCATGGCTGGATCAGATGTTTCTGATCTTTCATCCATAAAGGATAAGGTTATTATATATGATAATGAACCAAGAAACAGAGAGATAGTGAAAAAGATGGAAAAAACTATTGAAAATCAAACACCTATATGTATTTGGCCATCCGACTTGAAATTTAAGGATATTAATGATATAATAATATCAGGTGTTAGTAAAGATAGTATCAAAGATATTATAGATAGTAATACATATGTTGGTCCACCAGCAATCTTAAAGTTAAATTTTTGGAGAAAGATATGAAAAAATATCTAGTAGTTTTAGAATCACCAGAAGGTGAATTAGTAAGAGAAGTTCATGAAGCAAATGATATAACAGATGCTAAAGTAAAAGTCTTTGGAATACCTGTTGACTCTGATGGTAAACATGGAGACAAAACAAAGTATGTAGATCATACATTTTTGAGAGCGGTTGAACAATTATGAATATATTTTTCTTAGATAAAGATCCAATCACTGCAGCACAATATCATTGTGATAAACATTGTGTTAAAATGATATTGGAATCTGCACAACTTCTATCTACTGCACATAGAATATTAGATGAAGATGATGCACATCCTAACTTATATAAAGTAGCCCATAAGAATCATCCAAGTACAATTTGGACTAGATCTTCAGAGGATCACTATATATGGTTGTATGAATTGTTTAGAAATTTATCTATTGAATTTAGTAATAGATATAGTAAAGTACATTTGTCATGGGAAAAGTTAGGTTTTATTCTTGACTCTTTACCAAAAAATATTAAAGATAATGGATGGATAGACCCCCCTCAATGTATGCCTGATTACTGTAAAAAGTCTGATACTGTTGAAGCATACAGAACATATTACAAGTCAGAGAAAGCAAGTTTCTGTACTTGGAAAACACAACAACCCATATGGTGGAATGAATAGTATAAATCATGAAGGAGTTAATTTTCATTTCTGTACTGGTGAAAGAAAACCCGCAAGACAATTAGTTTTAGATTATCATTATTCTGGTAGATGTCATAACAATCCAGTTATGGTTGGAAGTCTACATTTAGATGGTGGACTGTTTGGTGATAAAGGTGAGATAGTTGCTGCATGTATATTTGGTTTGTCAAATAATAATACATGGGCAGTTAAAAAAGTAAATGTTATTGAGTTAGTTAGACTAGTAAGAAAAGAAGGTATTAAAGCACCCTTGAGTTGGCTCATATCAAAGACTATCAAAGCATTAAAGCAAAAGGGTGGTTATGATATCGCTATATCCTATGCTGATGCAACACAAGAACATCATGGAGGAATCTATCAAGCATGTTCATGGAACTATCATACATACAGAGAACCAGGTGAAGATGGTTTAATTATTGATGGGGAGTTTGTTCCACGCAGAAGTGTTTCAACTAGATTTGGAACTTATTCAAAAGGTAAACTAAGTGAAATGTTTGATGAAGTTAGAGATGATCCTGGTATTCTTGCATTTGCTGGTGAAGTAGAAAAAGTTAAAAAAGTTGAATGGAAAGAACACATAGATAAAGGTAAGTACTTGTATTGGATTTCTTTAAATAAAAAAGGAAAACATATAGCAACCAAAGAATTAAATTTTGAGATGAATCCTTATCCAAAACCTGAAAGGAAATAATGAAACCTGGAGATGAAGCATTTACATATTTTAATGATCCAACATTTCCAATTGGAAAATATATAGATCCAGATGAAGTAAAAAATATTTTGGAATTGGGTGCTAGAGATGGGGAAGAATCTGTTAGATTAAGTCAATATTATAATGCAAATGTGTATGCATTTGAGTGTAATCCAAATATTTTAGAATTATGTTCTAATACAATTGAAGGCCATGAGAATGTAGAACTTATAAAAAAAGCAGTTTGGCATGAGAATACTGAAATAACATTTCATCCAGTTATTAATGGAAACTATGGAGCTTCTTCATGTTTTAAATCTAATAATTCTTATCCATATGAATCTCCATTTCAACAAACAGAAGTTAAAGTAGAAGCAATAAAATTAAGTGATTGGTTGGATGATAGAAATTTGTCAATAGATCTTTTGTGTGTAGACTTGCAAGGTGCAGAAAAAAATGCTTTACTTGGAATGGGAGAACATCTCAATGACGTAAAATATATAATAACAGAAGGACAAACAAAACCCATATATCATGAATCATCAATGCTTAGTGAAATAACTGAAATATTAAATAATTATAATTTTATTTTAAAAGAATCGAAAATTGTAAATGAATACTTTGGAGATTTCTTTTTTATTAAGGAAATATGAAACTTACTATTTTTCAAGAAAGATTACCACTTCCTGTTGAAGGATATGGTGGTACAGAAAGGGTATCCCAAGCACATTTTATTGGTCAATGTGAATTAAACGTTCATGAAGTTACTTTAGTCTGTAGAAGTGAGTCTACAATATCTCATCCAAATGGAAATGTAATTAAATTAGATGAAAATATATTACAAGATCTTAGAAAAGGAAAAAGAAAAGTAAAAGATTATATTCCAGATGGTGATGTTATTCTAGTACAATTTCCTGAATCAACAGATCCAATGGATTTGACAGATACAAATTATACTAGGGTTTCTGTTTGTAATGGTGATGTTGGAGAAGCTTCAGGAAGTAAATATCAAGTGTTTGTTTCTCAAGGTCAAAAAGCAGCACATGAAATGATGAGATCTGACTATAGTGAAAATAAATTTGTAGTTCATAATGGTATATTACCAAATGATTTTGATCTTGTCAAAGAAAGAAAAGAAATAGTTTGGTTTAGTTCTTTGGATGGAAGAAAGGGACATCATTTAATTCCGTATATTTCTGAAACAGTTGGTGATATAAAAGTAGCAGGATCACATGGTCAGTTTCATCATCCAAATGTTTATTGGTATGGAGAATTAAAAACAGAAAAAGAAAAGAGTGTGTTTTTATCTGATGCAGAAGTTTATATTCATACCGCACAAACACCACATTTCAATGAACCTTTTGGTTTAACATTAGTTGAAGCACAATTTTGTGGAGTACCAGTTGTATGTCTCAATTCAGGTGGAGTTTCAGAAGTTGTCTTTGATACAGATTATGTTTTTACAAATGTCAATGATCTTATTAAATGTTTACAAGATAAACCATATTTGAAACATGAACCACAAGCAATTAGACGTTGGAGTATTTCTAAATTTAACCACACCGCTTTAGCTGAAAGATATAATAAAATATTTTATGAAGTTTTGATGAATGAAAATAAACATAATATATAGAACTTGTGATGTTGTAGAAGCAGTACACGGAACATCCCGCCCATTTGGTTTATCAAAAACAAATTTAATTAATGTTTGTTTTAAGTCATTAGTCAATTCACTACGAGATATTGAATTTGATATGACTATATTGGGTGATAGATTAACCAATGAAAGAATAGAATTTTTTCAACCATGGTGTCATAATTTATACAATGGTGAACTTGGTAATGGAAAATCCATCGCTGAATGTTTTACTTTAGCTTCCAAATTGCCTGATGATGAGTGGGTTTATTTTTGTGAAGATGATTATTTACATCAGAATTTTTCTTTAAAATGGATACTTGATTTTATTCAAAATTTTAATTATGAAAATCTTTTTATTCATCCCGTTGATTATCCAGACAGATATACAAGATTAGAAGATGTTAATACTAGGTGGCATTTATTTAAAAGTAATCACTGTCATTGGAGACAGATATATAATACAACATATACTTTTTTATGTCAAGTGAAAACATTTAAAAAATTTTTTGATATCTTTATGAAGTCTGCACCTGATTGGAATGATGGATTGTTTTCAGAACAAGTTTATAAAAGAAATGATGTTCTTTGTTTAAGTCCCATACCTTCTTTGGCGTGTCATATGCATGAAGTATGTATGAGTCCTTTTGTTGATTGGAAAAAAATTATAATGGAGTTACAAAATGATTGAAGAAAAAAAAGTACACCAACATGGTTTTGTTAAATTACTTGAAGTCATGGGTGATGATGAAGAAGTGGTTAATGCAGCAAGAATAAGTTATGGTAAAGGAACTAAAAAGTTTTCTGAAACTAGAAACTTAATTAGGTATCTGATGAGACACAAACATACATCACCTTTTGAAATGTGTGAAGTAAAGTTTCATTTAAAATTACCAATCTTTATAATGCGTCAGTTAGTTAGACATAGAACTGCAAATATAAATGAATACTCTGGCAGGTATTCTGAAATGTCAGATGAATTTTATATACCAGAAAATGAGTACATTCAAAAACAATCCAAGACAAACAATCAAGGTAGAGGTGATGAATCAGAAGAAAAAGGATTAGTAAAATTTGAAATGAATAGATCTGCAGATGGTGCTTATCACGCTTATCAACATATGTTAAATTATGATATTGCAAGAGAGTTGGCAAGAACAGTACTACCAGTTTCTAACTATACTGAATGTATTTGGAAAATAGATTTACATAACTTTTTTCATATGGTTCATCTAAGATCTGATTCACATGCTCAAATAGAAATTCAAGATTATTCTAATGCAATGTATAGTTTAGTTGAACCTCACTTTCCAATTTGTTGTGAAGCGTTTGAAGATTATGTTGTTAATGCAAGATCATTTAGTGCAGAAGAAATGAGAATAATTAAAGATCAATTAGATGGAAGTTGGGTAATGGATAAGTATAATTTGTCTAAAAGAGAACGTGAAGAATTCTTATGGAAACTGAAGTAAAAAAATTAGGAGTAGGTTTTACTTGCACCAATGATGGTATCATTGCCGCTAGAGATGCGGGAACAGAATCAATTGGCGATTGGGTTATGTTGACATCTATTCCAGAAAATTTTTATAAATTAACTAATGATAAAATTTATGATATACATCAACATTGGGCATTTGATAATAACCCATATGTTGACAGATCAGTGACCGCAGAACAACACGCACAATCTGGTATGAGTTTTGAAGGTGTTCCAGTATTTGATACACCAATAGGTAAACTTATAGACTTCAAACCATGTTGGTTTAAATCTTTTAGAGAGCATCCTGTTATGCTTTCTTTACATGATAACTTTATGGCATATCTTGGAAGTGATCAATTAGGTTTTTTAAGACATCCAAGATTATATAAGTTTGAAGATTCAGAAATGATTCCCAATAGACTTATTATTCATGCAGAGGGTGCAAAAAATAAACGTGTACCTAGAATCATGAATGATGATGTTGTTCAATATATACTTGACAAATACAAAAACTATGATATAATACAAGTAGGTGGATCTTCTGATAAAGTAATAGAAGGAACTGTAAACAATTTGGGAATGGATTATTGGGAAGTTGTTGAATTGATTGCATCATGTTCTATTTTTATTGGCATAGATTCAGGACCATTTCATATAGCACAAGCATATCCTAGAATTAATAGAAAATTAATAGTAACAACAGACCAATTAGAAAAAAAAGATTGGATGCCCGATGGTTGGATTTTGGATCAACAACATGATCCATCATTGTGGTATGATTGGGATACAATGTTTTATAATGAATTAGATAGAGATGTTGGATTAACAACAAGTTACTTAAAAATATGAGGTAAGCATGACATTAACTGTGACAGATAAACAAGAGGGTGAACTTACTCAATTTGGTATGCATTTTAGACAAGATAAAATAGGAGATGGATTAATTTATTCATCTTGTCCAGAAAATTTTTATAATGCGGGCAAAGGAAAAATACTTGATGCAAAAAGGGCATGGTTCTTTGACCACAATCCCTATGTTGTTAGAAGTGGAAGAGCAAGAATGACAATTGATATGCAAAGTTTTGCAGATCAAACAACATTTTTTAATTATGGCAGAAGTGGTTTGCCATGTTTTTTATCTGTAGCTGATAGATTTAATACTAAGTTTGGTGTTCCTACAAGATTAAGGCATCCAAGATTATATAAGTATGAAGATATTAATAAAATTCCAAACAAAGTAGTTGTACATACAACTGGTGATGTGAAAGAACCAATTGCACTTTATGAAGATAGAGGTGCGACTATGGATGAGGAAGTAAAAGATGTTATTGCTGAAAATTATAAACAATATGACATAGTACAAATAGGAGGAAAAGATGATAGTCCTTTTGAAAGAGGATGTATTGATAAAAGAGGATTACCTATTTGGGATTCAGTAAAAGAAATAGCAGAGGCAGCAATTTTTATTGGTGTTGATAGTGGTCCAATGAACATTGCTTTATGTTATCCAAGAACACAAATAAGATGTTATGAACCACAATTTCCTGCGATGGTTTGGGAAAATTTTTATATTCCAATGGATGCAAATTTTCCACATAATCAATGGAAAGATTGGGGAATTAAAATATTTAATAGATATGATGCAGATTTAGGTGTTTCTTATTCTTACTTAAAGATATGATTAAAACAATTTCTTATAAAGGAAAAATATATCCTGAATTTCAAGCAAATGGATTTGCTGCAAAATACATACATCCCTTTGCTAAAGAAGTTTGCACTGGTATGGGTTTTGATATTGGATGTAATAGAAAAGAATGGTGTTTTCCTGGAGCAGTTCCAATTGATTTAGAGTTTGATGATGAATGGCATGCTTTAAATTTACCATATGATGTTGATTATATTTTTAGTTCACATATGTTAGAACACGTTGATGGTGATTGGGTTGACGTTTTAGATTATTGGACTCAGCATTTAAATACAGGTGGTACTTTGTTTTTATATCTTCCACATTACAATCAAGAATATTGGAGGCCGTGGAACGATAGAAAACATAGATATATATTTACAGCAGAAATTATTGAAGACTACATGAAGGACCGAGGATATGTTAAAATATTCTCATCGCAAAAAGATTTAAATGACTCATTTGCGGTCATGGGAATGAAAATATGAGAGAAGAAATAAGAATTAGATATAAACAAATTATGGGAATTAATCCAGCCCATGCACCAGGCCAAGGTGAAAATCAAAAGACTATGGGTAATGATCCAAGAAATATGCATCAAGCACCATGGAGAATAGGTGATTTAGTTTCTTTGATGATTTGTGCAAATTTTAAAAAATTAGTTAATAATTCATATGTTAAGTATGAATATGTTGATGAACTTCATAAAAGTATGAGAGCTGATATCATATTTAAAAATGTAATAAATGAAACAATACTCCATATTGATGATGAAGTTAAGGGTGATTTTAGTGATGTTTATGATCCAGGATTACTTTGGTTAGCGGCACCATATTATGTAAAAACATATGGCTATGATATTATTCCAGAATTAAATTGGGATGATGATGAGTATGATGGACCAGATTTACCAAAAGGTGAGTACATTATTTTTTGTCCTTTGACGGATGCTCAATATAATCTTGAAAGAAATATGTCACAAGAGTTAGTTGAGTCTATGTGTTTGAAATTAAAAGAAAAATTTGGTGATAGTCTATATGTTATAGTAAATCCTAATAATGAAAACCTCGTAGATTCAAATAATATAAATAGAATTATCTCGGATAGAATATATGATTTAGCATACATCATAGCACATTCAAAATGCTTCATTGGTGGTGACACAGGATTCAGTCATTTAGCAGGAAGCTCACGGTTAAAACAACAAATATGTCTTGGTTGGCCAAAACAAAGAATTGAGAAGTTTAATTATTCTGATTGGCCTTGGTTTTTTATTAATCCATTTTCCCTACAGGGACAATTTATGAATCATACTTGGGATATGTACCCACAAGTTGATAAATCAGTAACAGATTATCATGAATTTCTACTTGAAAATAATACATTGAGTGAAGCACAAATAGATAAATTAATAACAATAATAGAATAGAAGGAATAGAAATGCCATTACCTACAGAGTATCAATCATTCATCCATCTTTCCAGATATGCAAGATGGGATTATGAAAAGAAAAGACGTGAAACATGGGAAGAAACAGTTAATAGATATTTTGATTTTTTTGCCGATCACTTAAAAGAAAACCATGGATTTAAATTAGACAATGGAGAAAGAATTAAGATACAAGATGCGGTAATTGATCTAAAAGTTATGCCTTCTATGAGATGTTTGATGACTGCGGGCGAAGCTCTTAAAAAAGAAAATACAGCAGGATATAATTGTTCTTATATTAAAGTAGATAATCAAAGATCTTTTGATGAAATTTTATATGTATTAATGAATGGAACAGGAGTAGGATTTTCTGTTGAAGATGAATATACAAATCAATTACCAGTTGTTCCAGATGAGTTATATGAAACTGATACAGTAGTTGTTGTAGCTGATTCTAAATTAGGTTGGGCTAAAGCACTGAAAGAATTAGTTTCTTTATTGTATGGTGGACATATAGCAAAGTGGGATGTTTCTAAAGTAAGAGCGGCAGGTACACCACTTAAAACATTTGGCGGCCGTGCGTCTGGACCAGAACCTTTAGTTGATTTATTTAATTTTGTCATAAATACATTTAAGAACGCAACAGGAAGAAAGTTAAAGTCTATTGAGTGTCATGATATCGTTTGTAAAATCGCAGAAATTGTTGTCGTGGGCGGTGTTAGGCGTTCTGCTCTTATCAGTCTTTCTAATCTTAATGATCGTGAAATGCGATTCGCAAAATCAGGATCTTGGTGGGAAGCTAACGTACAACGAGCACTCGCAAACAATTCGGTTAACTATAAAGAAAAGCCAGACGTTGGTACTTTCATGCGAGAGTGGCTCAGTCTCTACGATAGTAAATCCGGGGAACGGGGGATTTATAGCAGTCTGTCGGCCCAAAAGCATGTTGAACAATTAAACAAACAGGAAACAGATGGAGATGGAAATTTTATTCAGCGACGAGAACCAAGAACAGACTTTGGAACTAACCCCTGCAGTGAGATCATCCTTAGAAGCAGAGAGTTCTGCAATCTTAGTGAAGTCGTTATCAGAAGATCAGACGATGTCCAATCTTTGGAAGAAAAAGTTAGATTTGCAACTATCATTGGCACCTTCCAATCCACTCTTACCAATTTCAAATACTTGTCAAGAGAATGGAAACGAAATTGTGACGACGAGCGACTTCTTGGAGTATCTCTTACAGGAATAATGGACAATCCTTTAACTAACGGCACTAAAAAGGGATTAGATGAATTACTTGAAAGACTTAAAAAGGTGGCAGTGGAAACTAACAAAGAGTATGCAGAAAAACTTGGAATTCCTAGAAGCGCCGCCATTACTTGTGTCAAACCCTCTGGCACTGTTAGTCAGTTGGTCGATAGCGCTAGTGGTATTCATTCCCGTCACAATCCTTATTATATCAGAACTGTGAGAGCAGACAACAAAGATCCATTGTGCGTGTTCATGAAAGAAGCAGGATTTCCTAATGAACCAGATGTAACTAAACCACAACATACAAGTGTATTTTCTTTTCCTATGGAAAGTCCAAAAGGTGCGGTGTGTAGACAAGATGTATCATCACAAAAACAATTAGATCTTTGGCATACATATGCTAAAAAGTGGTGTGAACATAAACCATCAGTAACTATTTCAGTTAAAGAAGATGAATGGGTAGATACTGCTGCATGGGTGTATGAAAAATTTGATGACATTTCTGGTATTAGTTTTTTACCTTTTAGTGATCATAGTTATCAACAAGCACCATATCAAGATTGTACTAAAGAAGAATATGAAGAACTATTAAAAACAATGCCAAAAAATGTTGATTGGTCTGACTTATCAAAATATGAAGAACAAGATTATACGGCAGGAGCACAAGAATTAGCTTGTGCTGCAGATGGTGGATGTGAAGTAGTAGATCTACCAACAACATAAAGGAACATATGAGAATTCATGAAAAAGAATATGTGACTATACCAAAAGTTATATTAAACTTAAAACTTGCAAGTTTATATGCATACAATACTAGAACTGAACAACCTTCTTTTAAAAAAGATATAAAAAATAAAACAGATTTTTTTAATCTAATCCAAGGAGATGTTGCAGATTTTAAAAGTTATGGATTAAATTTTGCAGAATTACATTTTAATATTCCAAAATTCTCTAAAAATAATTCAATAACAATGAAGTCAATGTATGGTTGCATTTTAGATTTATGCAACCATACTGGTGGATCATCAACCTATGGCTTTAAATCAAACATTTGGTTTGATCTTGATTTGAGAAAAGGAAATGATGTAAAAGAACAAACAACTTTAGTTGAACAACTTCTTCGTTCATACAAAGAAAGAGAAGATTATTATGGTGGAGTTAATCTAATAGTTGATTCTAGAGTTGAACCAGAAACACTACAAATTGTAGAAAAATTTTTGGTTACAAAAGCTCTAAAATCAAAATTAGAAAGAGGTTTGTCTTTTGAATTTGACGTAAAAGATGTTCTAGATCTTAATGAAAAACAAATTGGTGAACAGATAAAGTCATGGCTTTTGTTTTTGAAATCTTTTTGTCAAAGAAAAAGATTGCATATTTCTTGGGAAACTAACACTTTGATTGATGATTTTCAAAAAATTTTTTCAGAAGGAATGTCATACCATCTAGAAAATTTTGATATACCTGTAACTTTATCTCCGTACTATCAGTATCAAGAAGAAAAAGATATAAAAGTTCATGATACTTATGAATCAAAAAGAAATTATGGTGTGACATTAGATCACGCACAATCTATGTTGGGGAAAAAAGCAATTCCTTTTTCTTGGGGCCATTATGTAAACAGTAATTATTCCTATAAAAATGTCATGAATGACGTTTATCATGATGGTGTTTCTAAACAAAGAAGTATAGAATCTTTACAATCAGTTCATCTTAGAGATTTGTATAATAGACATTTGAAGCATTTATAAAAATAAATTTCCTAAATATTATAAGTACTATAATATTATATTTGGGAGAGAAATGGCTCAGTCATTAAATTTAACAATTGATCAAGGTTCTGATTTTTTAGTAAATTTGACAGTTACAGATGAATCTGGTGTTGCTTATGATCTAACACAATGGACTGCAAATTCTTCTTTTAGAAAACATCATACCGCCTCTACATATTATGATTTTACTACAGAAAATGTAGTTCCTGGAAATGGCAACTTAAACATATTAATGCCCGGTGTTAATTCAGCTGCAATACCAGCTGGAAGATATGTTTATGATGTTGTTCTAAAATCTACATCAAATACTGCGGTTAAAAGAGTCTTACAAGGTACAGTAAAAGTAGATCCGAAAGTATCTCGATAGTATGGCTCAAGTTACGGTTCAAACGCCTGATAGAGTTCAGGTAAAAGTTTCAGCCAATACTGTTCAATCTGCTTTTACAGTTGGTGATCCTGCCTTACGAACAATTGCGCCCTCTGGTTCTGAAACAATAGTAAATTTAGAAGGTAATACTAATGTAGCAGTAGCTGGTTCTTTAGCTAGTGTTATTAATTATTTCAGTGCTTTAGATGTAGATTTTGGTGTAGCAGGAACTGGCGCAAATAATGATGTAGTTTTTGGTACTGCTTCTGTCAGAATAAATGGTAGGAGAGCACCAAACTATGTTCATGTCACTGATACAAATGGTTATATAAAAATAGGTGATGCAACACTAACACAAACTGGTGGAAAATTTTCATTAGGTGGAGACACATTAATTAATCTATCTAATTTGGAAGATGTTCCTTCAATATCATCTGGTGATGCAGGTAAAGTATTAACTGTTAATTCTACAGAAGATGGTTATGAATATTCTACTGTTTCTGGTGGAGGTGGCGGAGGTGGTGCAACAACCTATACTGCCTTAACTGATACTCCAGGTTCTTTGGGTACGGCAGGACAAGTGGTATCAGTTAATTCTACTGGAACTGCATTAGAATTTTCAACTATTAATATTCCAACAGTTGATAAAGCAACAATAGATGCTTTACTTATTAATGCAGCAACTTTAGATGGAAAAGATTCTACAGATTTACAAAATTATAATAATCTATCAAACGCACCAACAATTCCATCCACAACTGGTGAATTAACTAATGATTCTGGATTCATTACAATTTCAGATGTACCAACATCATTAAGTGAATTAACTAATGATACTAATTTTGCTAATGTAAGTTATGTCGATTCTCAAGTATCAGATCTGGTAAATAGTGCACCAGAAACAATGAATACTTTACAAGAACTATCAAACGCATTACAAAATAATCCACAAACTGTTCAAACAATTTTAGATCAATTAGGAACCAAAGCTAATACTGCAATGTTAGCAGATATTGCAACCAATCCTACTTATTATAATTTGACAAACAGACCCGTTATTTCTACAGTAGGTTTAACTGGTGAGTGGGAAGACATACTTTTTAAACCAGAATTATATACTCAACTTGAAGTTGCTGAAAAAATTGCAAATACAGTCACACAAAGTTATGTTAACGCATTATCTATAAATGCTGCAACTGTAGATAATAGAGACGCAACTAATTTTTTTGAAAGAAATAATCCACAATTTCCTTCATTGATTGGTGACTTTTCCAATGTTGATGCTAATACTAATTTAGCAGATGGAATGGTATTAATGTATCATTCTGCTAATGATACTTTTGTTATGGGTAATGCATTAGGAACAGCAACAATAGGACAATTATTCAATGTTGATGTTGGAGTTGATAATATTACTTCTCCAGGTTATTTTATAAAATCAACTGGTAATGAAGGATCTGCGGAATGGGCAGCAGATTTATTAGAATTTGCAGATCTATCAAATACACCAACAACCATATCAGGTTATGGTATTACAGATGCTTTTGATGGTGAATTTTCTTCTTTAACAAATACACCAACAACAATGTTGGGTTATGGTATTACAGATGCGTTTGATGGTGCATATTCATCATTAGTTGGTGAACCAACTAAGTTAAGTGAATTTCAATATGATATTCATCCTAGTGTAAATTTATCTATAGCAAACACAGTTACATTTGATTTTATTCAATCATTAAATGCAAATGTTGCATTTTTAAATGGACAAAATGGTGATCATTATCTTGACTATACAAATTTTACAAACAAACCATTAGGGTTGAGTGAATTTAATTATGATATACATCCTACTGTAAATTTATCTATAGCAAACACAGTTACTTCTGCGTTTGTTTCATCATTAAATGCAAATTCTGCTATAGCAAACAATGCTTTAAATCTTGGTGGTCAAAATGCATCTTATTATTTGAATTGGGAAAATTTTACAAATAAACCAACTGCGGTAAGTGATTTTACAAATGATTTAAATTTTGCTACACAGACATATGTAAATGATCAAATGTCTGGTTCAATAAATGCCTCATACTTAGGAACACAATTACCTTCATATTATTTGGATTATGACAATTTTATAAACACACCATCAATCCCAGCGGCAGGTAATATTGATATTGGAGATTTAAAAGATGTTTCTAATACTGCACCATCAACAGGACAAGTATTAAAATGGGATGGAAATCAATGGGGCCCAGGTGCTGATATTGTCGGTTCTGGTGGAGGCGGTGGCGGAGGCGGTTCAGGAAATGCAGATACATTAGATGGTTTTGATGGTTCATATTATTTGGATTGGACTAATGTATATGGCAAACCAACGGCGTTAAGTGATTTTACAAATGATTTAGATTTATCAAGTTTTGCTAATACTGTACACTATGCTAATACTGCCTATGTTAATAATACAATTTTAGATATTGTTACAAAGTCATATGTTGATACTTTAAATTTAGAATATACTGCGTTAGCAAATACACCAACATTATTAAGTCAATTTACAAATGATCCAGTTTTTGCTAATACAGATTATGTCAATACAACAATTGAATCTATTGTTACAAAATCATATGTAGAATCTTTTAATGTCAACTCTGCGTTCTTGGATGGTGAAACAAAAAGTTACTATCTTGATTATCAAAATTTTACAAACACTCCAACAATACCTACTAATTTAAGTGAGTTGGCTAATGATGTAAATTTTGTTGATACCACTTATGTTACAAGTGTTATAGAACCAAAAGCAAATACTACAATGCTAAGTGATTATGCATTGACATCATATGTTGATACTAAAGTTGCTAATGTTGTTGATTCCGCTCCTGAGACATTAGATACATTAAAAGAATTGTCTGATGCTTTAGGTGCTGATGAAAATTTTTCAACAACAATGACAACCCAGCTAGGACTAAAAGCAAATACAGCAATGTTGTCAAATGTTGCAACCACAGGTGATTATACAGATTTATCAAACTTACCAGACTTAGATAATTTATCATCAATTCCTACTGCGTTAAGTCAGTTAGCAAATGATACTAACTTCATAGATCAAACTTTTGTTGAAAGTAAATTAGATATTAAAGCTAATACTGCAATGTTAGCAGATGTTGCTACTTCTGGATCATATACAGACTTGATTAATATTCCATCTTTAGCAGGAAATATAAGTGACCTAACAGATGATGTTGGAATAGTAACAAGATCAAACATAAGTGATTATGGAATAGGAACTTTAGAAAATGTTGCAAATGGTGCAAATTCTACATCAACTTCTAATGGAATGGTTCTTCTTTTTATTGCTAACAATTCATTAGAAACTGGTGGATTATGGACACCATCTACTATTGGTCAAATAAGTCAAGGTGTATTTCAAAGTTTTACGGGAACACAATTATTAGGTTTAATTTCTACAGTAGGGACACCTGTTCCTGATTTTGATGCAGATAAGTTGGATAGTCAACAAGGATCATATTATCTTGATTATCAAAATTTTACAAGTACCCCAACTAATCTTGATCAATTTAATAATGATCAAGAAAAATTAACAGATCATGATGGTAATTATATTGTATCAGAAAATGCTGGTGTAGATACTATTGTAACTGAAGCTTCTGGTCCTGGTTTTGTTACATTAACAAATACAGTTACTACAATAGGATCAACAGTTAACAAAACATATATTGATTTATTACAATCAAATGCAGGAACATTAAATTTTACACAAAAGACATTAACAGAAGCAGGTGATACTATTGTTACAGAAATAGCAGAACCAATACTTACGGAAAACTCTGGTGCTAAAGAATCATCATATTTTCTAGATTATACTAATTTACAAAATACACCTAATACTATTTCTGGTGTAGCAAATGTAGCACTAACAGGAAATATTCATTCACTAAATGATGTCTCTGATGTATTACCAACTGATGGACAAATTTTAAAATGGTCTTCTTCAAATAGTTCATGGTATGCAGCAGATGATGGTGGAGGTTCCGGTGGTGGCGGAGGCGGAGGATCTTTTTCTGGATTTGCGAATACATTAATTATTGGAACTCCAACTACTGACTATGGCGGTAGTTTATTACAAGATGGTGCAACAGTTGTTATGAAAGCAAATTCTACTGTAGCGGATGGGTTTGATATTTTAAATGAAACAATTTTAAATATTAGAAACAATACTTATGTGAGACACGCACAATTTACAATGTCAGTAACGGGTGAAGCCTCAGGACACTCTGGACACAATCACTCACCATTAACAGTTAATTTTACAGATACGGGTGATTATACTCTAGCAAGTCCAACACATGAATGGACTTTTCAAACATCATCAGGGGATCAGACAAGTGGTGAAACAAATCCATCATTTACTTGGAATGAAGCTAATGGTGGAGAGTTTCAAATTTCTCACAAAGTTTATAGTAATGATGTAGAATATCCTGGAAGTGCTGGTAGTTTTTCAATACATACAGCAAATGTTGTTGTTACTACTCCACTACCTGTTCCAAGTTTTGTTGCGGACGTAACTACTTTTGATTTAGATGGTGGAGGAACACAAGTTACTTTTACAAATAATTCACAATCAGCTAATAGATTTTTATTTGATTTTGGAGATGGTACTACGTGGCCAACGGGTGGACAGCCAGATGATCCTACTGGTTCAGGAGCAGGAAATGCCGCTTGGTTAGAAACTTCAGCACCAGTTTCACACACATATACTGGAACAGTTGATCAAAGATTTACAGTAAAATTATATGCGTGGCATACAAGTCATGATAGTTATACACCACATTCTAGTCACGTTATTAATCAAACTAGAACTAATTATTTAAGTGGGTATGTTGCAGCAACACCATCATTTACTTTTACTACTTTAACAGGAAACAATCAAGCACCAGAAGATCAACCCGATGGATCAAATATTGAAGGACACAAAGTTACACTTACAAATACTACTTCAGGTGTAGGTAATTTTGGTCAACAATTTACATGGAAATTTGATGATGATGCTACTAACGCTTCATGGATTCAAGCACCTGGTGGTTCAACAGGAGAATCTTTAACTATAGATTCTCAATCTGGTTCTCCTGGTGATTATAATGTAGATGTTGTTAGATATTTTAGACGTCAAAATACAAGTGTTCATGCAGCAATTGTTTATAAAGTAAAATTACAAGTTGTTACTGGACATTCAAATTCACCTTTTGAAACCGCAGAAACAGAAGTAGAAGTTTATAAAGATCCAAGAGCAAATTTTAGTTTTGGAATGAAAAATAATCCTACAGGTCATGGTAGTTATAGTGCAACAAGTGTAGGATTTTTATTTACGGGATATGATGGTTTAGATTATAACATTGTAACATTTAATGATGATTCTGAAAATGTAAATGCTTGGCAATGGGATTTTAATAATGCGGGATCAATAGATCAATCTACCCAAGGTCCACATGATTATCAATATACAACATCTGGACAAAAATCTGTTAAGTTAATAGCAACAGGAACAACCTCAGAAAGTGCAACAGATGATACAGAAACTAAATCTGCTGCAATAACAATTAATCCTGCACCAAGTGCACCAAATGGTATGTCTGGTAGTTTAAGTATAACAAACGGAACAACTGGTACTTCACCAAAAATAGCAACAGGAGCAACAGACAATAGTGGTGGTTCAATACCAGCGGCAGGACAATCAGCAAAGAGAATTGTTAGTTCTGGTGATGTTGTTTCATCAACTTCAGATTGGTTTAGAGCATGGCCTGGTAATACAGACACAACTGGTTCTGTAATGTCAATTATAAATGGTTCAATTGACAGTACAATAACTTTAGCAGTTTCTGGAAATGCACAAACATCTGGTACTTTAGAAATTACTCAAGAATCAGATGCTAATAGTTTAGACGCTTCATCATTTCCAAATAATTTTTTCAAAATATTAAAAGCTAAAGTTAAAAAAGCAAGTAATTCAGTTGGTTATAATACTTTTGCATTAAGACATACTGATGCACTTGGTACATCAAATGTTTCTGAATCAGGTTGGATGCAAGATGATTTTAATGATACACCAGTTATTAATTCTGCGTGGACAGTAACACAAGTTACACCTGGAACATTGAGATATGTTTCTGGAATACCATATTATAATTCTGGTGCACAAGTTAGAATAAGTCAAATGACAATAGAAAAAATTTGTGGACAAATGTATAGAGATACTTCATCTTTTGTAACAGTGCAAAATGCTACTGGTTCATCTATGAGTGGTTCTGTAACATTTAATTATGCTGATACATTGGGACAAGATATTCCAAATGCAAATTCTTTATCAGCACAGAATATATCACCAATGTCAATTAACATTAACGGATCTGGGGAAGGATTGGGAACAATAAAAGCAAGTTGTGTTAATATCAATGGTTCTAGTGCAGAAGTTATTAATTCACAACAAATTAAATATTGGTTTACTTCTATTAGTTTTGATGAAACAAATTTACCAAGTTCTCATTCAGCGGGGGCTACATTAAAAAGAGTTGAGTTGGGATTGAGTGGAGCAACTCCTTCATTTACCCCAGCAAATTTTTCATCTACTTCTCCATGGAACAGTCAGACATCAACAATAACTGGAACAGATGAAGCAGTTACTTTACCTAATGGAGTTAATCATAACACTACTGACTATAGTGGATTTTTACCAGTTGGTCCTAATTATTCTTCAGGAAGAAGTGGAATACAATATGTAACATTTGCTTTTAATAAGCAAGCAACTTGGCAATTTACACTTACTATTTCTGGAACAGTTAGTTCAGCACATGCTGCAATGCCAGGAACAATTTTAGATGATGCGTGTAGTGATAAAAATGGATGGTGTGATATGTCTGTTGGTTATGATGGTTTTGGTATTCCTGGAGCGGGAAGTAGTAGTCCTAGTCCAAATGGTGTAAATGGTTGTGGGGATAATGATACCACAGGACCAGTGCCTCTAAATACTGCAATGACAAATAAAGAAATTCATTGTTTTTTGATATCTAATTCATCTGGATCAGGAAACCAAGGAAGTTGTATGTTGTTGAGATTTGGACTTTCTTCCGGACAATCAATCACATCGATTAAAGTTGATACTAGATCATACGCATAGGAGATTAGAAAATGGCAATTGATCAATCAGTACTTGTTAATAGAATTGACAAAAAAGTAAACTATGGTTTAGCAAGAACAGATTATTCTTCTATTAAGAGTGTTATTGCAGAATCAATAACATCACCATTTCCAAATCCTGCTCATACTTTATGGATGGATAGTGATTTAATTCCAGAAAATAGACCAAGTGTAAATTCTAATACCGTTGTTATACATCAGTATAATACTGCTGCAACTTATGGTTTTGGTAATGCACAGATAGGTGGTGTTTTAGAAATGACTCCCGATCCAACAGTTATTTCCAAAAGATGTTGGTTGGCGTGTACAACTCCTGGAAATCCAGATAGTACAAGATTAGTTGATTGGTTGCGTGTTACTTTTGGATCACAATACTTTCCAAAATTTTGTGTAGGTCCAAGAAGTTATACAACTAATTCTGATGGTTCTATTAATCCTGGTGCAGGATCTGGATTGGGATCTGGTAATTATGATTTACAAGTTTCAGGTAGTTCTTCAGCAACATATAGAAATATAAGTTCTGTAAAAAATGGTGAAGAATATTATTTTGATACAGAAGCAGGAGTTTTAGTTTTTGCTGGTGATGATCTACCAAGCAATGTTGATAGCAGTGATTATTCTGTTTATCTTTATCTTGCAGGAAGATATGTTGGACCAAAAGGATTTAAAAATGCAAATTGGAATGATATTGTTACTATAGATTATAGTCAATTAAATATTCCTTCTACTCCATACTTATCATTTATTGGTGAAGTGAATGATCCATCTTTTAATAATGGCGGAACTAATGTAAGTAGTTTATTATTTGATGTTGATAGCGGATTTGCTTTGGATCATTACGCTGCAAATAATACAGTTAAAGTTAGAATGGAGAGTACATTTAAAACATGGAAAATATATGAAGGTGTAACATCTCCAACTAGTTCTAATATTATAGCACAAGCAGTTGATACTATTTCTCTTTATGGAGGAACAGGAGTATCTTTGACTGCAAATACTGTAACGGGTTCTAAAGCATTAACAATTAACCAAGATCCAAATTACCTTACACCTTTTGCTAATACTTCAAGGTATGCACAAACATTATCTTCTAATGAATATGAAA